ATTAAAATTATATTATTATTCTTATTTATATCTATATTCTTATTTTATTTTATATTTTATATTTTATTTAGTTACTTATATTTAGTTTTATTTAGTAAAGTTGAAGATGGCCAACGAATCCAAAGAAGTTATTACCGAAAACAATAAAGGAAAACAACAAGAAACAAGCAGCGAATTTACAATGCAAACCAATGTAGGAGAAAACGTGTACGTTCCTGGCATGAGCCCCACACTTGGGAGGCCTACTCAGGCAGCAGCGAGACTTGATGCGTCAGCACTTGATGATGCACTCTCTTCCATATCCTCGTTACGTAAGTCCCTTAAACGCTTATCCAAGGCAAAGGTTATTCCCAAGGTACAATTTGATCCCTCAACAGCTCCCTTACCAACAGTACCTCCAACTAGTGATGCTAAGGGAAAGACAAAACAGGCTCCTCCTGATACGCAACGATCAGGCGATAAAGGAGTTGACGAGAAAAGTGGATCAGTTGCTAGCAATGAATCACCTGAAGACTACAACGCCTATTTGCTCGAACAGAAAGCAGAGATCTTCCAGAAGCTCAAGGACCAGTTCTCGGAACAGTACAGTTCTGCAGTCATCATGCTCTTCAACTACCTCACAATCACAGGCAAGCAGCTCCAGCACATCAACAGTCAAACTCCCATCTATTTCAGCGATGCTGCAAAATATAAAGGAACGCCATTAAATGATTTTGGACCAAGTGCAACTCCATATTGTTATGGAGAGTTTCGCCAAGGTGCCCCACAAAATCGTAGAGTTTCACAGCGTGTCCCTATGTTAATTAATGCTGTCATTGATGGTTACAATGAGATGTATTATAACTTGCTTAGAGGTAATGGTAAAGTAGGCAATGCTCACTTACATACTTCTGTATTGAAGCGCTATATGAGTACAATGATAAAACATTATGGATATGACGCCTATTCGATCATTGGACAACAATGGTTGAATAACAAAAATTTGAATGGCAATGTGCTCCTCACTGGTGCTTTCATTAATAGTACCTTAGAATCAGAAGCTGAAAGATTTAGAGATTTGGGCATTCCTATTATGGCTGTAGTACAAACATACACCCCGGGATTACATATTGGTGATGAATATTCATACATTTGCGACGCAAATGGAAATGTGTTGGGTTGTTCAAATGAAGGTCAACATGACTTTTGGACCGACAAAAATATTGACCTGCCCTACGAAGGAGAGTGGCATGGAATGAATGTTAATACTTTAATAGAGCTCGGTCCCCAACGTATTGTTTTCATCAACCACACAAAACCAACCACAAGGGTTGAGTTCGTACCTAGTAAGAAAGATAATGCCTACAAAGTAAAGCAAGTAACACCAATTGCTTTAAATAGACCACAAAGACTTATTGGTTTGTATGATGAAGAAATTGAAGACAAAAACGACGAGGCTTTCATACCTGGTTTTGATCCCTTTTTAATCTACCGTTCTTATGACGGTAGTGACCAGGGTACTTTATGGCAAAGAATTTGTGGTGGATTGAGAAGATTGTGGGAGAATACGCATGTTTATAACTGGTACCGTGATTTTTGTAAATGGTTAGGAATCTGGCCTAAAGATTTCAATTTGGTTTTGAATCCAAATTTATGTCAGTTTCCTGATGATGAGAAAGGTATTACACAACTGTATCATGCTAACCCAATAGACCCGGTTACAAAGTTGCCTTATGGTGTGTATTATGTGGATAAGAACAATGTTATCCAATTACAGTTTGGTGACAATAGTGCCAACTATACGAACTTGTACAGTTTGTTTAGAGCATATGCCGTAAGGAGAGGTCATTCACCAGCAAGTACCTACAAATACCTCGTAGATTATACGCTTAGCTTGCACCCTGCCCTAATCCCTGATACAGAGTTTTCCTTCCAGCCGGTCTACGAATCCCCCCTCCCTCCTATTACTGCTAGACGTCCTTATAAGGTTGAGGTCAATGAGTCCCCTGGAATGAGTGTTAAATTGTTTTCAGAAGAAGAACTTAGAGAATATGTTGTTAATTATGTTACCCATAGGTCTGTGTCGGCTGCTGCCTCTTGGAGAGTTGTGCGCGCCGGTTTGAGAAATGTTATGCCTAAAGGAACACTACTTGCTGAATACATCGATTTTTGGAAGAATGGAGTGTGTGGTGGATATTTTGTGGGTATCCCAGATGTTGATCCTATACCTGATGTCCTCCACTTCACCGGTAAAAAGAGACGTAAGTACCAATTGTTATTAGATACACTTGGAACAAGATCGATGAGAGCCTATTACAACCTATTCTGCAAACAAGAAGCCTTACCATTATCCAACGTGTTAAAGAAAGCTGTAAGAATTATTTCTCCAAATAATCCTACATACAATTTGATTGCTCTAAACTTTTTTGTGTCTTTTGAAGAAAAGTTGTTGTCTGCTATGTCCCCTCATGGCACATACTACTTTGCAAAAGGATTGAATTATGAGCAACGTTGGGAAACAATTAGGGTATTGAGTAAGCTTTTTAGGTTCTGTTATTCTATTGACTTCAAGAATTTTGATGCACACCACTGCGATGAGAACTACGAACAGGAAATTGAAATGTATATTAGACTTGGTTATCCCCGTGATTTGGCTCGTGAGTTATATGTGGCACGACATTCGGGTGTTATATCATACCAAGCGTTAATGAGATGTAGTGGTGATCTGTTTACTGGATCAGGCAACTGTTTAACTGTAGGAGCTTTACTTTTTCCATTTGTTAGTGATAGAATGTGTTTCTTCTGTGATGGTGATGATACTTTGTTATTCTTGCAACATAAATCCGATTACGAAATAATTAGCAAGCACTTGTTGGATAGGGGTTATGAGCTTGGAGAGCCAGAAATTATCCCTTTGAATCGTACAGTCAATGATGTACCAAATTATGAAATTCCCTTCTGTCAGGTATTGTACCAGTATGACTTTTATACTAAAGATCTTGATAGATTGTTAAACAAGTGTGGTAATCTTGCTGGAAGTAATTTGGATCAAGTTAGTAAGACAATCCTTGGTAAGTTACAAAGTTTTCCTATTTTGAATGCACATGGACACAAGTTCGATATCGATCTCGTCAAGTTTCTTAATGGGCTCGATGATAACTACGAACTTGAGTATAAGAAATTTTTGACTCAAAATATGGAACACTACGAGGCTGTCGGTGCACGTGAAATCAGTCTCAAGAAAGGAACTAGCTTGCTCGCTAAAATTGCTAGAAAATTTGAGTATAATAAGTATCGAATCTTCATGACTTCTTTAGAGAAGAGACCAAAATTACTCCGTAAATTGATAAAAGAAGTATTAGAGAAAGAGATGGAGAAAGAAAACGCCGAATTGCCAGATGAAAAGATCCTTGGAGATAAAGTAGCAGCATTCGTTAGAAATGAGGGAATTGCCGCTATAACACCTGTCCTAACTACCATCTATCGTGATATGATTCGCGAAAACACCAGTACAATTATTAGACCACCCGTGGTACCACACAAACCTTCCCCATTATTATTATCCCACGGTGAATTATATGCTTAGGTAATAAATTTAATCCCTTGTATTATTTAATTTGAAAATGTCAACCGCTTTAGTAAAAGCCGCATCAACCGCAGTTTCTAACAGAATTATTCAACAAACCGCTACAAGAGCTGTAAAGAGTGCAGCACCTGTTATTGCTCGTGCTGCAGCATCTATGGTTTCTAGTGCTGTTAAATCTAGAAGAGCCGCAAAACCGGCCACTAAGAAAGTCGCACCAACTAAAACTACTAAGAACACTAGAAATTTTGCCCCTGTAGCTTATGCAACCAACTTCACCAACAGTGGTAGATCTGTAAGAATCTCCCAGTCTGAAATTGTCGCAGACATTAATCCTGCTGTCGATAAACACTACTGGCCTAGAGAAGATACAGCTAAAGATTTTACCATTGCCTGTTTCCCCATTTCACCTTCAAATACAACTACTTTCCCCTGGTTATCCTCTATTGCAGGTTTGTTCGATAAATTCAGGTTTAGAAAACTTGTGTTTACATTTGTTTCTACTCGTCCTACTAACACTAAAGGTAACATTGCTATGGCTGTAGATTTCGATGCCTATGACAATCGTCCAGATAGTGTTATAAAGATGAGTAATCTTGCCAAATTTACTACAACTCCTGTGTATGTAAATAAATCCCTTTCGGTTCCTCTTAATCATCCGGGTAACAAATCATGGTATTTCTGTGATGATGGTTCATCCGGTGATAAGAAAACATATAATCTTGCCAACTTCTATCTCGCTTTAACTGGTGTCGACGACATCAAATCACATGGATACTTAATTGTTGATTACGATATAGAATTGATTGACAAGAACCCTTCCTTAACTACTGTTAGTACCTCTGTTTCTGATAACGGAACCATATCGACTCAAGTTAACACTAGTGGTAGTGAAACTACATCAGCTAACTATTTCTATCATGACTTTAACAACGTGACTTCCTTCAACAAGAATTGGTTCTCTATGGGAACTGATGCTTTAATAACTTTAACTGATCTTAAAGTTGGTGATACCGTATTGATCGAAATCAGTGCTCATTCTGCTACCAGCAGTATGTCTGTTCATCCTGGTGGCCAAAGTGAAGGCTTCTATACCGACGGTTTAGAAGTAATTAATGGATATTTGACTGGTGGAAGTGAAAACTTCACCTTCACATTACAAGCAACTGTTATTGATCCTTCATACTGTGTCATTAACCCTCGCATAACTTATCCTGAATCAAATATACCTCGCTTCTACATAGTAGCGACCGCATTTTCGTCTACATCAAACTAAATCCCCTTATAAAACCTTTGTATTATTTAAATCCTAAGCCCATCAAATTAG